GGTGATGGGTTTGGAGATGGTAAAGTCTTCGACCCCATCGGCGATTCGTGAGAAAATGTCTGAGGCTATTAAGATTATGTTGTCTGGTACGGAAACGGACATTCATGAATTCATTAATAAATTCAGAGAAGACTTTCGAAAGTTACCTCCAGAAGAGATTTCTTTTCCAAGAGGCTTGAATGGGCTTGCCAAATATTCTGATTCCGCTAGACTATATAAATCGGGAACTCCAATTCATGTTAAGGGTGCAATTCTATACAACCACTACCTCAAAGATAAGAATCTGACCAAGAAATATCCTCTTATTCAAGAAGGTGAGAAACTTAAATTTGCATATCTGAAAATGCCCAATCATTTCAAAGATACTGTGATCTCTTATCCTTCTAGATTGCCGACTGAATTTGGTTTGGATAATTATATTGATTATGATATGCAATTTGAAAAGTCTTTTATCGATCCAATTAAAGTTATTTTGGATTGTATGAAATGGGAAATAGAAAAAACAAGCACACTTGATTCCTTCTTTAGTTAAACAATAAGGTAAAATATGAGCATACTTGATAAAATTAAAAAAAACACCAGCATTAAAGATTCGGCCATTCTTTCGAAGTCTAAATTCTTTATGGCTAAGGATATAATTTCTACTGCGGTACCAATTGTTAATGTTGCATTATCTGGCTCTTTGGATGGAGGTTTGACGCCAGGACTTACAATGTGGGCGGGACCATCAAAGCATTTCAAGACTGCATTTAGTTTGCTGATGGCTAAGTCATATTTGGAAAAATATCCTGATGCTGCGTTACTCTTTTATGATTCGGAGTTTGGTACTCCACAATCATATTTCACTTCATTTGGTATTGATACTGAGCGTGTGTTGCATACTCCACTTACGGACATTGAACAACTAAAATTCGATGTTATGAATCAACTCACTCAACTTGAACGCGGTGAGAAACTGATTATCATTATTGATTCAATTGGTAATCTTGCTTCAAAGAAAGAAGTTGATGATGCACTTGATGGTAAATCTGTTGCTGATATGTCCCGTGCAAAACAGATCAAATCATTGTTTAGAATGGTTACTCCTCACCTGACGATGAAAGATATTCCTATGATTGTGGTTAATCACACATACAAAGAAATTGGAATGTTTCCCAAAGATATTGTTGGTGGCGGCACTGGTTCTTATTACTCGGCTGATAATATTTTCATCATTGGTCGGCAACAAGAAAAAGAAGGCACCGAAGTTATCGGTTATAATTTCATCATTAATGTTGAGAAGAGTCGATATGTCAAAGAAAAATCTAAAATCCCTGTTACTGTATCTTTTGATGGTGGTATTAGCAAGTGGTCTGGCTTACTTGACATTGCCCTTGAATCTGGACATGTAATTAAACCTTCCAATGGTTGGTACAGTAAAGTTAATAAAGAAACTGGTGAAATTGAAGATAAGAAGTTTAGGATCAAAGAGACCGATACTAAGTCCTTTTGGTTGCCTATTATAACTTCAAAGTCGTTTAGAGAATTTGTAGAAAACAAATATAAAGTCTCTACTTCAGAAATTATCCACGAACGGGACGATGAGCTGTTTACCGAAACTGTCGAGATGGAGGAATAAAAAATGAATGAAGGTGTTGACTACTGTTTCGTTTATCCTAAGGATGATGCGAATTCGGTACACGTTAGGTTACTTACAAGCAAATACAAGGATACTGTATTCAAATATGGCAAAGTCAAATTTGAAGAAAAAGATGATCAAATGTATTTACTTTTCAACTATGATGTGTTAGAATCGACATTCAACAAGCCAAAGGTCATGGAAAAAGACCAAGATTTTAAAGATTACATTGGTGGTCTTTTGGTAGAGATAATGAGTTCTAACATTGAACAGGAAATAATTGATGAAACTGGAACAAACGATTCTAAAGAATCTGATCTATAAAGAGGAATATTTGAGGAAGGTTCTGCCCTTCCTCAAACCTGAATATTTCACCGACCGAACCGAGAAAACATTATTTACTGAGATCGAATCATTTACGGTAAAATATAATTCTCCAGCCTCAATCGAGGCACTAAGTATATCTATCAAAGAAAAGAATAACCTAACTACAGATGAAGTCCAAAAGTGTGAATCGTATCTACAAGAGATTGTAGCCAATAAAGATTCGGATTCCAAACTAGATTGGCTAATCGATAAGTCTGAAAAGTTCTGTCAAGAGAAGGCTGTATACAATGCAGTATTAGGTTCTATCTCAATTCTTGAAGGTAAAGATAAGCAGCAAGATAAGGGAGCAATTCCTAAAATCTTGTCTGATGCACTATCGATTAGTTTTGATACTTCCGTTGGTCATGATTATCTAGAAAATTCAGATGATCGTTATGAGTTCTATCACCGAAAAGAGGAAAGAATTCCTTTCGATTTGGAATATCTGAATAAGATTACCAAGGGTGGACTTCCTGCAAAAACACTTAATATCGCTCTTGCGGGAACCGGTGTCGGTAAATCTCTATTCATGTGTCATGTGGCCGCAGGCTGTATGGTTCAAGGTAAGAATGTGTTGTACATTACACTTGAAATGGCCGAAGAAAAGATTGCAGAACGTATCGATGCAAACCTTCTTAATGTGACAACTGATGAATTGGTTGAATTGTCTAAAGATATGTATGATAAAAAAGTTGCCCGTGTTCGCAGTAAGACTACGGGCAAATTGATTATCAAAGAATATCCGACTGCATCAGCATCGACTACACATTTCAAGACATTATTGAATGAATTGAATCTGAAGCGTTCATTTGTTCCTGATATCATTTTTGTCGATTATCTTAATATTTGCTGTTCAGCAAGAATTAAGGCAGGAGCAAATATCAACTCATACACATATGTCAAGGCAATCGCTGAGGAACTGCGTGGATTGGCTGTGGAGGCTGGAGTTCCAATCGTTAGTGCCACACAGACAACCCGATCAGGATTTACATCCAGCGATCCTGGTCTGGAAGATACTTCTGAATCGTTTGGTCTACCTGCTACTGCTGACTTCATGTTTGCTCTTATTTCTTCCGAGGAACTGGAAAGCATGAATCAGATTATGGTGAAGCAACTCAAGAATAGATATAATGATCCGACACATTATAAGAGATTTACTCTTGGTATTGATCGTGCAAAAATGAAGTTGTATGATATTGAACAATCTGCACAGTCTGGTATTACCGATTCAGGTCAAGATAAGCCAATCAATACATTTGGTACTAGAGAGCAACCTCGCAAAAAAGGATTTGAGGGCTTTAAAGTTTAACCTAAATATTCCCATTTGGGGATATGAATGGCCGCACAACAAGGATTTCAATACGAGATAAATGCAGCAAAAATTCTAAAACCTATGGGTTTAGTTCCACAATCTTTTGTTCCTGCTGGTGCTGGTCATAATCAACCCGATTTAATGTTACAGCATAAAAAAATTAAATCAGGTTGTGAATTGAAAATAACTGCTGCATCAGCAGGTTCATTGGTTTTGAAATATGATAGTGCAGATAAAACAAATCCTTGGAAATTTGGTGATATTAAAGATGCAGATTCTGAAAAAATATTCATTAGGGATTTAGCTGAAGAGGTCGGCTTATTTGATTTAATAAAATCTCAATGGAAAGAAATTCCACTCAAGAGGGAAAAAGATGCTTTATGGGAATCGACTGCGGGCAAAATGACTCCTCAAAAAAGATATGAACGTGATAGGGATACTTTTTCAGACATCAAGGGTGAGATACCTGCCATAAAAATTGAGCAGTATTATAATAAAAAAGATACATATTACGTTAATGTTGGCACTCATGGTTTTTATTTGATGGGCGCAAAAAATCCATTGAAACTCAAAGACGTTCCAAGATTTGGTACTTCCGCGAAGGCTACATATCGTGCGAGAGTTCAATATAAAGGCGGCGGCAACTATCAGTTTACTTTTGAGATGCAATTTTCAATACCTTCAAGTAAAAAGTCTCCATATAATATTGCACCAGTTGATGGCAAATCGGTAAACATACAAACCAAAAATTTAAATTTGAGTTGTTTTATTTAAAAAGGTAATAATTATATTATGACAGCAACAGT